ATAATTTTGGTTTATCCGATAATTCTCTGTCTGGATTAATTGGAATATTATTAAATTTACCAAAACCATCCCAGGTTTTATCTTCATTATAAGAAGATTTTGAAGTGGCCATGCCTATCGTGGATCCGCCTGTGTTTGCGCCCGCTTGTGCATTGCCCGAGCCTGAGCCTGACCCTGCTTGTCCGCCGAGATTAATTTTATCGTTTTCATCATCCTGTTCTGATTTATCAATCTTGAGTTTAAATCCGCTGTTAAATATATCAGATTTTGCTTTTACCTTCATATTAACTGGCTCGTTTGAAAGCTCATTTAAATCGTTTTCCAGATCAGTAATATCATCTAAATCTATTTCAGAATTTCCTTTTCCTCCTTCATTTTTTCTTTTATCATTCATGAGTAATTCTATGCCACCTCCAAAATTTACAGATGGTCTAGATGACTTCTCCCTACTTAAATTTATCACTTGGAGGTCATCTAAAGTATCAATGTCTATAACTTCAGCCATTATTATGATAGAACAACAACATATAATTTTAAGTAATCCGCAATTATATATATTTAAATATAAATATATATAATTTATTTATGCTATATATAAATTACCCGGTATAATTTATTTATGCTATTTTTGTAAAAACCATATGCCTTGTAGAAAAGAATCTGCTAAATCATCTTTCTTTTTATGCGCAAGAAAAAAAGGCGTCCAATCTTTCATATTCGCAATGATACCTTTTGTTACCTCTATGCCTAATTTCTTTCGATCTTTATATTCCGATTTATTTTGGGCCGATTTATTTTGGTCCGTATCAGTAAATGCCTTTAATTTATTCACCGAAGAAACAAACGTTACGTCTTGAATACCGCACATAATAAAGTATTGCGCAATCATACCTTGTATAGTTTTCATTCTATTTGCGATAGGACTAATTTGATTCTCAATAATAACTTTATCAATAGTCACAAGGGGAACTATTTTATCAAATTCCTGTTTGAGCGATATTCCTATGGTAACTAAATCTAAACTATTTGCCGATGTTTTATTTGTTTTTTCCATCATATTTTTATTAAAAAAATCAATTACTGTTTTTAAAATTTCATTTTTTTTATTATTAACATCTATTGGGATTTTATAGTCATTCGCGAGCGTAATAAGGTTCTCTATTTTTAATTTTTTAATCGCACTTGGAGATTTATCTTTTGTGGGGATGATAAATCCAGTTTTTTTTGCGTGGGTTAAACAATAATTTTGTTCATTTTTTGTATAGGACGCTTTATTTTTACATTCTAGACAGTTTGGTTCATCGCCGCACAAATTAATAGAGTCCCATTTGATAATTTTATAATCGCCCGGAATAGCATTAGTATTAGCGTCAGCAATACCATCTTTCTCAAGAATACAATACGCTAAATTTTTAATACCAACGTCTATGCTTATCAGTTGCATTATATTAAATATGGTAATTATATTTAATATATTTAATATATACTGTTTTACTTTCCTTTACCTGTTTTACTTTCCTTTTCCTTCCATTAAAAGTTGCTCTTGCGTAATTACAGGAACAACCATTTTTTCTTGTAGTTGTTGTCGTGATAAATAACTATTTTTTAAATCACTGTTTTCATATCCAAATGGCTGGGAATTATCTAAATAAGAATTATATACAAACGGGCTTCCATTTAATTTTTCTTCTCCGCCATAGGTAATTAATCCACCGTTACATTCATCACACGCACCTAATTGATTATATTTTATAATCTGGTCGGCATTTTCAATTAAATATTTACGGTACATCCAATTTGTTTTAATTCCCGATTCTTGTCTAATTTTTTCATTAACAATTGCTCCTGGTTGCCAAGAGGCAAAATTTCTACCATCCGCCATTATTGGTGGAAAATTAAAATGTATATTATTAGATCCAGTATAACACGTTCCCCAACTCATTTATTATAGATTAAGAAGATAATAAAAATATTATTATTATTAATTTTTACATATTTAATCTTTATTAGTCAATAATGTTATTAAATCCGTTTTTTTAAGTTTTTTAACAGATTCAACTGTTCCTAATCCACTTAAAATAACTTTTTCTCTTAAATCATCTATTTTCATCTTATTAATATTAGACGTTTTCTCTTTATCTTCCGTTTTAACTATTTTCTTAATAAAATCGCTAGATTCTATGTCTGCATCTAGATTAACTTCTTCAACCTTTATATTATCTAATTCTTCTTTAACATCTACAATAGTTTCAGTTAGAACTATTTTTTTAAATTCTTGCTTATTGCTAACATCTTTTACGCTATTGCTATTGCTATTGCTTACGCTATTGCTTACGCTATTGCTTACGCTATTGCTTACGCTATTGCTTACGCTTACGCTTACGCTCTCAATATCTTTTACGCTATTGCTGTCGCTTACGCTTAAGCTATCAGCATCTGAATCATCATCCGAATCCTCGTCCGATTCATGACGAATAGTAAAATCAGTTATTTCTTCTAAATCTGTTAACTCTATAATTTTACTATTTGTATTAATATCATTTACAAAATGATTCATTTTCAGATGAAAATCAATAAAATTATCATGTGTATCAATAAACTTAAGGTCTTCTTTAATTAAATTTAATACTTTAATTTTACTAGCGTCTTTGTCTGCTTTGCTTGCTGTTTCACATGTGCTTGCTCCTGCTTTGCTTGCCGTTTCACATGTGCTTGCTGCTGCTTCGTCTTCTGAGTCTGATTCTGAGTCTGATTCGCTTGAGTCTGAGTCTGAGTCTGCTTCTGAGTCTGCTTCATCATCCGACACTTCTATCTTTTTATTTTCAATATTTTTATTTTCAATATTTTTAACAGCCTCCCGTGCTTCAGGCGTAGATAAATCTACTGGCTTACTATTATTTAAACTGCCTTTGCGTATTTCATTTTGAACATTTGTGATGAACGATGTAAGAACTTGATTTTGTTTCATTAATGCGACTTCCACATTTTTAACACGCATATGACAGTAATAAGTAATTGCTCCGCACATAATAATTGTGATTCCTACAGATATAAGTAATCCTTTTCCTTCAAGACTAAGTAACTTCATTATTAAAAAAATAGAATATATTTTAAATTGTTATTAAACGTATATATTAATTTTTATAGAATCAGTTCCTTTATAGAATCAGTTCCTTTATATTATCAGTTCCTTTATATTATCAGTTCCCTTATAATACTTGTCGTTCTCTCTATTATTTCTTTCGGATAGTCTAAATCTTTCAATACCTTAACTCCGCCTTTTATATGTGATATTCCGTGTTGTAATTTATAAGTGTACTTAAAATCATTATTCACGTCATTCATAATTTTCATATTATAATTTTCTACATTTTCTTCTGAAGCTTCAAGTCTTTTACATAGATCCAAAAAATGTGTCGTTAAAATAAATTTTACGTTTTTATATTTATTTAAATACGTCAAGAAAGCATAAGCACTTCCAATTGCTTCATATGGATTTGTGCCGGAATACAGTTCATCAAAAACACAAAAATGTCTCATTTTATTATTATTTTCTCCTATTTGGGTTAATATATTTTTACAGCGTCTAGCCTCTGCTTGAAACAGACTATCCCTCGCCGATGTATCCGGTATATTAATATAACAATGAATTATATCATATGGATTTATTTTGGCGGATTTATAAAACCCGCAACCCACTTGTTGCGATAAAATAATATTAAAAATCGTCGTTTTCAATAGGGTTGTTTTGCCGGCGGCATTTGGGCCAGTAATTAATAGATGTTTATCTAAAGTATAATCATTCTTCACCGGATTGTTATTTACTAAGGTCGGAAAAAAGGCGCCCGTGAATTTTATACCCTTTTTACTTAACTTACAGGCCGATATATTCTTTAATTTGATATTTTTACACAAGCCGTTGAGATTGCTAAGATATCCGCTAAACCCAAAGGCGTATTCGAGGGATTCATGATAGCTCTTATTTTTGTAGAGTTGATAAAAGCATTTCATAATGTGGCCGATCTGGGTAAATTTCTTGACGGAAACCTTGTTTGGTATGATAATACTAAATTCTTCATTCATATGTTGAAGCACGATGGAATATTTATCCATTTCCGCAATAAAAGGATTATACGTGGGTAAATTTTTACAATGTTCTTTGAATTCACGCATTTCCGCTAGCGTGGTTTTTAAATAATCTCTCATAATAAATAATTGCTCGTGTATTTTTTTCATATTCTTGTAGAAATTAATACACGAGATTATATTTTGATAAATTTGTAATAAATAAAAGCCGAATGAGACGATAACATATATAATTTTATCCAAACTCGCGTTGGTTATATTAAATATTTGCCCAATATGATGATTTTTGAAGACTTGTTTTAGTATTTCAATGTATTTTCCTGTTGTTAGTGGAATGCCTTGAAGTTTTAATATAAAAAAGGGCAGAATTAAAAACATTACTGGGAGCATTAAAGAGAGCGCCGGTGAAGACATGTTGTAGACACTTAATATCTGAAGAAATTGTGAGTTGTTATTAAACTTTTCAAAAAACGACCAATCGAGGTAATGATATTTTTCAACAAAGCCGGTTTCGGCTTTTATCTCGTTCCAAACGGTATCAACCAATTCGTGTTGTTCAGTACGGTTGCTTCGCTTATTGTTTTCTTCTTCTTCTATATCATTTGTAATATTTTTTTTATTTATTTTTGTAATATTTATTTTTTGTATTAATTTTTGCGAATCTTTAAGAAATTTCTTATCTGTTGTGTAATATTTATTCCAAAGCGGAATTGTTTTTTCGGCAAATACTGTTTCGGGTATAAACACATAGTCATACAAGGATTTGGTGGTTTCAGTTTTTTTTAACTCTAAATCTGTTATAACGTGCGATTCTATTTCGCGTTTATTTTCAAGGAAACTTATTGGAAGATTAAAGATAGATTTATTAATAGCGTCGTCTTCTATCATTATAAAAAATATATAATATATTTGATAATTCTAAACATATTATATTTTATGTTATTGAAATAACATTCGCATACCTTTTTTTCCTCTAGGAAACCCATTATCGCCTGGTTGCCATGAATATTGCGGCCATTTTGTTCCGCCGGCGAGGAAGGTGCGCTGTGGCGGCAGATAATTCACCAGGGGAACTGATGGGTCGTAACATAACACAGAATTTCCTGGGACATCGCTTGCTGATGACGGTTCGCATTTTATAGTGTTCGGGTTTTCAGTCGGGCATTCAATCAATGTATTGCCGACCTGCGGGAGATCAAACACATTCGGATCAGAACCTAAATCGTTCTGGGTTGCCCAGACTTTTTTAGCTAGCGGACCATTTCCGTTTACTATTCTAGACCATTGTTGATTTTTTGTTAAGGGGTTTTGGTTACCTTTATATTTGAGAACCTCGGCTTTTCGGCGCATATTAAGTTGTTCTTGGTCATAATCTACACACGATAACGTCGCGCGTGACCATAAATTTGGCGGGTCAGGAGGCGGCGGATTGCAAGAAGACATGGTTAATATATAATTATATATTTTTATACCTATAAATTTATAATACATAAAATTATAAATTTATTTATATGTATTCGAAATTACATCTCAACGTTATTCCCCAAAAACCAGCGAATAGACAAATAGCGCGGTTTTCCTTTCGACATATCACTGCCTAACATCTTCATGTTCGGTCCTTTATCCACAATGCTCTGTATTTTGTTCGTGCCGATTGCGCTAGAAAAGTATTGTAATAAAGACGTTTTACCCGAAAATCCGCCATTCATCGAGACAAAGACATCCCCGTAATTCTGTTTGGGTACACTATCTAAAATATGTCTTTTCGTAAGAGTGCCGTTAATATAGACATCTAACTGACGCTGGTTGCTCACGCGAATAATAACACTGACCCATTTGTTCAATGGCAAATCCTGAACCAATACTTTTTCAGTAATTGTATTGAAAGTATTCATCACTACAAGTAGATTATTCGTGTTGGGTGTGATATATAAGCCCGGCGCATTATTCGGGTAAGCCATACCATCAGCGTTAAGCATATCATCGCCTTTGTGAAACACGTGTTTGTATTGATCTTGTTTATAGGTAAAATCATCTACAAAAATCCAGACCGACCAAGTAAATTCTAGACCACCATTATCATTTATCGAGCGAATAATCGGGATAGAACCTTTAATCCTCGGGTCTTGTGTATAGGTTATCATCTGTTTCGAGTCCACCATCCCATTCATCATTATAGGATTTGGCGCCGGAGACAATAACCAAGTTATTAAAACAATTCCTAGGCGCATTAAAAACATAAATCCAATAAGAATTAGAATTAAAAAAGCGAACTTGGCTACTATGCTATTTGAATATAAAAATTCTCGACCACCATCTACATATTTATTTGAAGAAAACGGTTGAATAAATCCACCAGGACCTTCTGATACTTTGCCAAACTTATCGCTCATAATATATATAATACAAGAAAATTTATAGTTCAAAGCTGCCCTTTTCCCTGTTATCCGCCAAGAAAGCTATCTTAATTCTGTATTTATTAAACAAATCACCTAAAAGACTTCCGCCAAATCCGGCTTTATAAATATTGTAGGCGTCCTGTGGATTTGTGGAATTGTTCCAATACTTAAAATTCGTGGTAAATCCACTAAATCCTCCATTTGGTGTTACTATTATGTCTGCGTTTTTATTGATCATTGCTACACCGGGCAGAACACACGTTCTTACCAATTTACCGTCAATATAGACATCCAGTGTTCGGCCGTATAAACTTATGATCAAATTAACCCAGCGCTGTAAAGGAAAGTTTTGAACATTACAAGTGTGTATAATAGCGGGCTGTGACGCATCAGTGGAGTAACACGCGACCGAAATGGTAATATCATTTTCCATGGCGCCAAAGACAATCGACGGGCTTGGATTTTGTTGTTCGTCCATTCTTCCTAAAAGAACCTTGGGTTCGCCAAATCGGTAATTCCAATCACTAACATTAAACCAAGTAGAATAGGTATAATTGCTAGAGTTGTTGCTTGCTGGTAATGTGGAAGCCACTATTTTTTGTCTATCTGTCGCCTTAAACATCTTTGTTAAGGTGGTGGATTTTGTAAAAAAATAATTCAATATAATATACAACACAAATAAAATTACTAAACAAACTATAACAATCTTCATTAAATCCATTCTATATATAATATAGTATTAGAAATTATAGTATCATAAATTCATTAAATTATATATTGATTTATATATTCATTGATTATACATTCATAAATTTATATATTCATTGATTTATACATTCGGAACATTATTATCTCTCAACATTTTATACGTCAATTTTATTTCTTTCTTTGAGAGAATATGATTATAATATTTAACATTGCATATTCCGCCTTGTAATCCATTCATCTCGCCCACCGAAACATTCTCGTAACTCATGTATGGGGCTATGCCTGGTTTTGACCCGACTAATTCTCCATTTAAGAAGACATCCATATCTCCGCCATCATAATTAATAACAATGTTATTCCATTTTTGATATAATATATTTTTTGTTTCAAATATTTCTACTTCATTTAATGTATTTCCATTTTGATCTTCTAAAACAGTGATTACTCTTAAACTATTTTTCTCGCCATTGAATTGGACATTCGGTTTATTCGCATAATTTAAAATAGAGGTATATTTCGTATAAGCCGTGCTCGTGTTTGGCGGCTGAGGATTTAAATTAAACCACGCAGATAAGGAATAGTGGTATAAAAATTTTTTATCTTTATGTTCATTCAGATTTTTTTTATGGAGGGTTTCAAAATTACCTATATCTGTTTGTTTATTTAAATATATCGGACCATTTAATAATTTACTTCCATCACTATTAAAATAGAATCTAAATAAGATGGGTATAACAATCCATAAAATAATTATTATAATTTCTATCGCGAGCAATATCCAGACGGGTTTTCCTGTTATTTTGTATTCGTATTTAATGTATTCAGCGAATCGTATTAATAAACAGGGTATAAATAGAATAAAATTTTTAATAAATGAAAAAAATCCATCTTCATAGAATAGTTTATCTATTGTTTTCTTTAATACAATATATGTTATAGAAATCGCAAATATGATTATTAATAACATTAGTCCGTGGTGAATTACCGTCGTTAGAATGGAAAAATTGCTAAATATCCAAACAGTCAACATTGTTAATAGAACAAAGATTATAAAGAACACTAAAGTAGCTATTAATCTTATAATAAAACTATTTTCTGTAACATTTTCTATACCTAGTGATAAAATATTATATTCTTTTATTAAACTTTCTTTTAAAAACATAAACAACATAACGTAGAGAAAACCGACAACTAATACCATAAATTCGGTTAATGCTTGATAATTATTTGGATTATTTGGATTATTTGGATCATAATATGGATTATATCTATAGACGATAATCAAGAAAATAATAAATTCTATTAAGATTAATAGTCCAAAATATAACTGATTTGAATATATATTTACTTCTAGTTTATTAAATTTATCATTTAAAGAACTCATAGTACTTATGTTATTATACTATAATAATATTATAAGTTTTCAAATGCGGTTTTTTTCCCGTGACAATCTCTACAGAGCGCAACTAAATTATCTACATGATTGCTTCCGCCTTGGTCCAGGCGTGTTTTATGATCTACTTCAAACCACGCCGGTAGTTGTTTTTTACAAGCACCGCAATTCCAGCCTTGTTGAGCAGCGACAAACTTTTTCTTTGTTTCGCTGACACTGCGTTTTGTGTTTGGTTGGCCCATATTTGTACCCATGCCTATATTTGTACCCATATTTGTGCCCATGCCAGCATTTGTACCCATGCCAGCATTTGCGCCCGAATTCATCATTCTTTTTTGTTGATGAGTCATCATCATGCCATTCTGCTGATAAGCGCCGCCATCATTTGAAAACATACTAGATTTCGTCATATCAATTAAAGGCGTTAATAAATCACTAGCATCTTTATCAATCGGCATGTATTTTATAATCCCATTTGCGTGCGTAAATAAACTCCTAGAATGCCCTGGATATTTTTTCATGAAAAGATAAGCTGATAATCCGACAAAGCCTATTCCAGCCATTTGATAATATTTTTTCCATGATTTTATTATATGAACATATTTTCCATCATGATATACATTTGCTATAAAGAATGCTGTTATTCCGAATACTAATAATTCAAATTTCATATTATATTATTATTATATTATTATATAAAATTATGGCATAATTTATTATTTTTTATAAAATTTTTATAAAATTTTTTTATGAATTTATTTATTATTTTTTTATGAAATTTTTCATGGCATACAACTACGTAAATCAGCAACAACCTTATCTATTGGAATTGGCAAAATCGCATATTTTGGGTTATAACAATAATTAATAATAATATCAGAAACGGCTTTAATAAATTCTCTCTTATAATTTGGTGTACCCTTGATTTCTTTTGCATATATAATAATTTGTATATAACTCATAATAAAACCCCATACGTCTACATTATGTAAATATACTTCGGCACAATATTTTTTTAATTGAAATACGCCACTTGAATCGGTATAATTCATTAATGCCGTAGCAATATATGTAGAAATTAGGTCTAAGGCAAAATTGGTAGCTTCGGGTTGGTTCAGGCCATTATCCAGCTTATAGAGAACCATAATGTAATAGATAATAATCATATAATGTCCTTCGCCTCTATCCTTCATGGCCTTATCTAGAATATTTTTAGTGATCTGTTTCATGGCTAAGAGAGAAATTGATTTTATATTCATTTTTGTCATTTTTGTGTTATTCATTATTCTTATTTCCTCTTGTAACCATTTATTAATATTTAAATTAAATAATATATTTGTAAATGGTATATTAAATTGAAATTCTTGAATAAATTTTGATGGGGCTACATTGTGTTCATTTAATTTCTGCGATACGCCCCAATCAATCAGGCGCGCATACTTTATATCATCAGAAATAAGAATATTTCCGCCTTTAACATCCAAATGATAAAACCCGGTTTTATTCAAGGGAATAATACCATTTTCTAAGAGTCGGATAAGTATACTATTTACCGAGCTAAATATTTTCTTTTTATCCCGTGCGGGAACATCTAGCAGTCTTTTCCAAAAGTCATTTAAATCTATGCCACCATAAGGCATATTAATTATTTTGAAGTGTTTTAAATTATTGTTGATAATATTTTTATCATAACCTGTATATTTTACTATATCATTACATACCGTATCAAAATCATTTAAATCTGTTGGTGATAATTTCTCTGGAGCACACATTTTTATGGCATTCACTAAAAAATAATCATTGTTATTTGGAATGGCTTTAATATGGGACTGAACTTCCAATATAGTAGCAAATTCTATTTTTGCTGATTCCTCGTCCATGAGTTTTGATATGCCGTATTCGAGGTTGTCGGATTTAGGTTTATCGCATTTTAATGCCGGTTTAAAAACGCACCCATATGAACCGGATTTAATTGGTTTACCACCTATTTTATATGCGCCCCTTTTATATGCGCCCATTTTATATGTCTTTCGTTTCCTATATTTCTTAGTGTTTTTCTTAGTATATTTTTTTGTTTTGGTTACCATTATTTATTATATATAAATTTATGATATTATTTATTATAAAGATATGTAACAGCAATAACAATAACTAGAATAATTCCTAAAAAGACGTATTTCTCTCTTCGCTTTCTATGCTCTTCATCTTTTACGGCCTTGGGTTTATAATGTTCATAATAAGCAATCATTGCTTCGTCCATGGTCAGCTCCGGCATGTCTAGCGAAACATTTATTTTATTATGGATAAAATGCATCCACTTTATAAAAGATGGTCGGGAATCTAGATAGGGTGTTACTGGATAATCGTCTAATATTTTACTAAATGTATTACCTATTTCTGGAATAGGCAGAAATAGTGGTAAATTTTGTATAAAATCGTAATATTTTTTCTTTGTCACTTCATTTGGATTTAATGGATAAGTTAAGGCGATGGTATGTAAAACAAACCAGTAGAAGGGCCCCCATACTTTTGGGTCTAAAGCCATTTTAAATAAATGATATAAAAAGATTTGTTAAATAACAACTAATAAGGCAAATGTCTGAATATAATCAAAATTGTAGTAATTGTGGAAAAAATGGACATTTATTTCAACAATGTAAATATCCAATTACAAGTGTTGGAATTATCGCGTTTCGTAAAGTGAATGAAGTATTTGAATATTTAATGATTCGGCGGAAAGATACTATTGGCTATATAGAATTTATAAGAGGAAAATACCCTTTAAATAATAAATTATATATAAAAAATATATTATCTGAAATGACGAATGATGAGAAAGAGAAAGTGTTAAGTAAAGAGTTTGATATTTTATGGAATGAAATGTGGGGCGATAATCCTGGAATACAATACAGAGGCGAAGAAAAAGCAGCAAAAGAAAAATTTGACATGTTAAAATTAGGAATTAATACTTGTAAAGAACTTTATAATTTACAGACTTTAATTGATGAATTAGACAGTAATTGGTTAGAGCCCGAATGGGGTTTTCCTAAAGGCAGACATAATTATCAAGAGAAAGACTTACTGTGCGCATTTAGAGAATTTGAAGAAGAAACTGGATACAACAGAACAGCCTTGAGTATAATTCAAAATATTTTTCCATTTGAAGAAATATTTACTGGGTCGAATTATAAATCATACAAACATAAATATTTTTTAGCAAATATAGATAAATCGTGTGAGCTTTCGGGGACGTATAATAAGTCCGAAGTAAGTAAGATTGAATGGAAAACACTGGATGACGTAATAAAATCGATTCGTCCATATAATTTAGAAAAATTAGATTTAATAACACTTGTTAATAAAGTATTAACATCTAATAAATTATATGCTTAATTAATAAATTATATACTTAATTTATAAATTATATGCTTAATTAATAAATTATATGCTTAATTTATAAATTATATGCTTAATATATACTAATATACTAATGAGTTCTGATAAAAAATGTAAAGAAGGAAAAGAAATAAATCCATTTACAGGAAACTGTTATCCAAAATGTGTTGATGGTAAAATACGATTTATAGATGTTGATAATAAGAAATTTTCATGTAAAACTCCAGTAGATCTTGAGAAAGATGTATTTGAACTTGAAATGGCCGAATTAGAGTTAATTAAAAGAGGATTAATGAAGGAAAAATTGGCTAGTGCTGCTGCGCTTGTACCTGCTGTGCCTGCTGTATCTGCTGTGCCTGCTATGCTTGCTATTAAGCCTGCGCTTGCTAAAATTGTTAAGCTTGTACCCAGCCAAGAAGTTGATAAAAATATAAGAGATTGTCCCCCAAAATGCTCAAAGGGTTATACATGTGATAAAAAAACTAATAAATGTAAATCAAACGCGCCTGGTATCGCTAAAGCTAATGCGCTTGTGACTAAAGCTAATGCTATTGCGAAAGCTAATGCGACTGAGCCTGCTGAGCCTAGTATTGCTAAAGCTAATGCGCTTGAGCCCGCTCCGCTTGAGCCTATTGTTATTGTGCCCGCTGTTCCTGAGCCTATTGTGATTGCGCCAGAAGAAGAAGAAACAAATGATATATTGTTATTTGGCGATAAGTCATATAAAAAAATAAATGAAAAAAATAAAATTATGGAATTAAAAGAAAGAGCTGAATTATCAAGTCCAGATAATATATATAATAATTATTTATACCCTAATTTAAACGACCCGCAATTCAATATTAAAATCGCAGAAAAAAAAGAATTTAATGATACACAATATGACGGCAAGATAGTAGACGTAGAAAAACAAGCGGAAATTTTATGTAATGCCGACTATGAATTAGCGCCGCATCAATTATTTGTGCGCAATTTTCTTTCCTTTCAAACCCCCTACAATAGTTTATTATTATATCATGGCCTAGGCACAGGTAAAACGTGTTCAGCTATAAGCGTTTCCGAAGAAATGCGCGATTATCTCAACCAGATGGGAATTACCAGCAAGATAATCGTGGTCGCCTCTCCAAATGTCCAGGACAATTTTAAACTACAATTGTTTGATGAACAAAAATTAAAAGAAGTGAATGGATTATGGAATATCCGGGCTTGTACAGGAAACAAGTTTTTAAAAGAAATTAATCCCATGAATATGAAGGGACTTATAAAAGAAAATGTAATTGCGCAAATTAAGAGCATAATTCATAAATATTATGATTTTTTTGGTTATACTGAATTTGCGAATTATATCATTAAAATATCAGAAATAGACAGTTCTATCATAAAAACCAATAAAGAACGCGACGCTTACGTGCGACGAAAATTACAAAAACATTTTAATAACCGCTTGGTGATAATAGACGAAGTTCATAATATAAGAATATCTGACGATAATAAAAATAAAAGAACGGCTATAGAATTATTTAAACTGGTTCAAAATGTGAATAATTTGCGGCTTTTATTATTATCAGCGACGCCAATGTATAATAGTTATAAGGAAATCATCTGGCTAATAAATCTTATGAATTTAAATGACGGACGCCCAACAATAGATGTAAAAGATGTGTTTAATAATGATGGAACCTTTAAAACTGATAAGACTGGCGCACCAATTGGCAAAGATTTACTCGAGCGAAAAGCGACGGGTTATATATCCTTTGTTAGAGGCGAAAATCCTTATACATTTCCGTATCGTGTTTGGCCAAAGGAATTTGCTAAAGATAAAACTTTTAATACAAGCGCAGCGGGCACAAGCGCAAGCGCAGCAGATAGAGCAGGCGCAGCAGCTATTAATTATCCGCGCACACAACTCAACAACAAACCAGTTATACAGCCAATTGAATTTCTCTCCTTGTATCTAACAACTATCGGCGACTATCAAAGCAAAGGCTATAATTATATCATGAATAAGTTAAAAAAGAATTTTGTTAGTTCAACGAAAATTCCAACATTTGAAAATATGGAATCATTTGGTTTTACCTTATTACAAAAACCCTTAGAAGCCTTGAATATTGTATATCCCGACGAACGCCTGGACGCTCTAAATGACGATTTATCCAATAGTGACGAGATTAAAATAGATACAAATCAGATTGTCGGAGAAGCCGGGTTATTTCGGCTTATGGATTATGAATGTTCGCCTTCACCTTGTCGCACGGGAGAAGAAGGAAAAAATCAAAAACGCTTTAATTTTAAATATAAAAATGAAGAAAAATATGGGCGAATATTTTCACCTAAAGAGATAAAAAAATATAGTAGTAAAATCTCAAGCGTATGTGAGCGTATTATGAAGTCGAAGGGCGTTATTTTAGTTTACGCGCGTTATATTTCTGGAGGTATTTTACCTATTGCGCTGGCCTTGGAAGAATTAGGCTTTACGCGTGCGCGAGACGGGAAATCTTTGTTTGAAAAAGCGCCGACGGAGCCGATTGACGCGATTACTTTGGAACCGAAAAGTAAATATACCCAAGCCAAACCATTTCAGGGTGCGAAATATACAATGATTACCGGTGACAAAGGCTTTACGCCGGATAGCGTTGCCGACATAAAAATGTTAACAACGGATGATAATGCGGACGGCAGTAAAATAAAAGTGGTCTTGATATCGCAAGCGGGTTCCGAGGGCGTAGATTTGAAATTTATTCGGCAAGTCCATATCATTGACCCCTGGTATAATATGAATAGAATTGAGCAAATTATCGGCAGAGCTGTGAGAAATTGTAGTCATAAAAAGCTGCCGTTTTCGCAAAGAAATGTGGAAATGTATTTATACGGAACGCTTTTAAAAAATGATGTCGAAGAATCCGCTGATTTATATGTGTACCGATTAGCCGAATTAAAAGCCGTCCAGATTGGTAATATAAGTCGCGTGTTGAAAAGTATAGCCGTCGATTGTATATTAAATTATGAACAGACTGGCTTCACCATTACAAATATGAAACAAACAGTAAGACAGGAACTTTCGAGCGGGTTGATAATCAAAGAATACCAAATAGGCGATAAAGAATTTTCATCCACGTGCGATTATATGAAAAGTTGCGAGTATTACTGCAATCCAGCGCCGGAGACCATGATTACCTCCGAAACGGCTAAATTGGACACGTATAATGAAGCATTTATAGTTAAAAACACTGATAAGGTTATTTATAAAATTAAATTATTAATGAAAGATAAATTTTTTTATAGAAAAGCTGATTTAATAGCTAGAATAAATTTAATAAAGAACCATCCTCTTTCAGAAATAGATGCGGCGCTTACGCAATTGGTTGATGATAAATATGAATTTCTAATTGATAAATATGGCCGCCTGGGAAATCTGGTAAATGTGGATGATTTATATTTGTTTCAGCCGACCGAATTAAATAATACTCATATATCTATTTATGAGAGAGAAACGCCAATAGATTATAAGAGAGATTCGATAAAGGTTATTGAGACAAACGCGCTTGAAGCCGCACCAAGCGCAGTAGCACAAGCGCCAAGCGCAAGCGTAGCGGGCCCGGCAAGCGTAGCGGGCCCGGCAAGCGCAGCAGTACAAGCACAAAGCACAAACGTAGTAGGTCCAGCAAGCGCAGCAGAACAAGACGAAACAGTAAAAATATTGGATGATATTAAAAAAAATTATAATATGGCAAAGGATCTTAAAACAATAGAGCGAGGAGACGATGATTGGTATAAATTTTGTAGTGTCGTTATAAACGATATGAAAGAGGATGATACTGATATAAAAGTCTTATTAGAATTATTAATATCGCATATAATGGAAGAACAACCTTACGGTAATCTGGTAAAAATATTAAATTATTACAATGCCTTAAATAAAGACGACCCAGTTGAAAAACAAATTATACAATATATAGATAGAAACACGCTAAAGGATAAAAACACGACTGGGATAATATTACAAGACGATGGTAAGAGAAAAATTTTAATTAAAACGAAAGACACTGGTAAATGGTTAGACGCAAAGGGCGAGGATATAGAAGATTTAAAAGTTAAGCTCGCTCTAATGCTGTCTAAATTAAAACCAGCAAAGGATAAATTAAATAATATAATCGGGTTTATTACGACGTTCAAGAAAGATTATATGACGTTTAAAGTAAAAGATTTCGCAAATAAAAGAACAAAGGGTGCGCGATGTGACCAATCCACGAAAAGAGATGCCATTAAAACTTTAAATGAAATATTAGGACAAGAAAAATACGACTCTAAATCAGAAATAAGTCAAAAACAAGTTTGTTGTATACAGGAATTTATATTACGTATTTATGATAGAGAGAATAAAAATAATAAAAGATGGTTTTTATCACCGGCAGAAGCTGTTTTAATTGATATCGAGGGATTGAAATTTTAAATATTCAAGTATAAATAGAAAGTATAAATATTTTTGATTTTTGAATTTAAATTATAGATAGAAAATTGATATAATTTAAATATATTAGAATAATATATATCACTATGTCTTTAGGTTCAAAACAAACCATGGCTACAGATTCAGCTTTAACATTTACCAAATATAAAAAATCCGCAGACATTAGTATTTATACGCCTACCTTAATTACGCGAAAAATCCCCATCAGTATTATCCATGTGGGGAAAAATATTAAACAGACGCTGGAAAAGATTATCGCGTCACAAATAGAAGGCAAGTGCGTAGTAGAAGGCTTTATTAAACCAGGTTCAGCAAAGATTGCGACATATTCTAGTGGAATCGTAAAAGCCGATGAAATTATATTTGATATTACATTTGAGTGTATGGTCTGCTCGCCGGTTGAAGGAATGCTTATTAATTGCGTCGCGAAAAACATAACGAAAATGGGCATTCGCGCAGAAACCAACGAAAATCCTAGCCCCGTTGTGATATTTATTTCTAGAGATCATCATTATACGTCTGCTTACTTTTCAAATATAAAGGAAAACGACGATATTCAAGTCAGTGTTATTGGTCAGCGATTTGAGTTGAATGACAAATATGTCTCTATTATTGCGAAAGTTGTTGAACCGAAGACAGTTGTCACGAAACAAAAGCCTATGCAAGCGAAGTCGGTCCAAGCGAAGTCGGTCCAAGCGAAGTCGGTAGTAAAAAGACCAGTAGCAAAGCCAAAGTTAATGATTTCCAACGAATAACATAATAAATTATTTGTAAATTATGAGTTAATAATAAAATTAGTTAAATACAATTTATTATTATTAACTATACATGTGTTTGGAAAAGTTAAAGAATAGGATAGAAAAAATGAGTAAGCATCATCAAATAGAAGTTCTAAGGCTATTAATGAAGTTTGAGAATATAAATAAAAATTCAAATAATAATGGGACTTTTGTAAATTTATCAAAACAAACGCCTGAAGTCATTAAAGCGTTAGAAGATTATGCCGATTATGTTGATGAACAACAGCAAGACATCAATGAAGTGGAAAAGTTAAAGGGAGAGATTGAGAAAGATTTTTTTAATGATAATAAGGGCATTAAAGCCTAAAGAGTAAAGGCCTAAATATAAAGGCATTAAAGGCCTAATATATAAGGGCATTAAAGCCTAAAGCTAAAGCTATACTATATTATACTACCATGACCGAGTCATATTCCGGATTAAAAGAATTTATGTTTACATCGGAAAATATTGAAAATATAAATAATTCATATAAAAAGAGAAGTAATAATGAAAATAGAACAAAACAAGAACCAATGTCTAAACCAGAGTTGGTTGTAAAAGATGACTTAATCATTAAAAAGGAAGAAAATTTTACCCCCTTACAAAAAGATAAACTATTTTGGTGTTTTTACATTATACTGAAGGGTATTGATGATTATGAAATGAATAAAAATACCGCATTTGCGACCGAAAAGAAATTTAAAATTGATACCGTAGAAAAACTCCGATTTATGAAAGATAAATTAAAGGAATTAAAAATTAAAAGGAATGAGATTGAAGATGAATTGGTGAATAAAGATTGTATCTCAACCAAAAGTCTACAAGTGCTTTGTTTGATCTATAAAGTATCAATTATATACATATCCGGGAAAAAATACAGTGAATTTTTATTTGCCGAACCCGATAAAATAACGGGGATTATAGAGCAAAATAAAGAATTATCGGTTAAAAATACGATTGACTTGGAGTATATCTCAACCGTGAGAAAGACCTATTGGTTTATTGAGAATATTCAAAAACCCTTAAATGCGCCTTCGGCTTATACGATTAAAGATTTACAAGACATTTCTACAAAATTAGGGATAAATTTAGTTTCTAATTTGGGAAAGAATAAAACAAAACAACTCTTATATGAAGAAATACTCACGAAAATGTAAAAATGTAAAAACGCAAGTATGTAAAAACGTAAAAAAAATGCAAGTATGTTATTTTAGATATAATATTATATTCTTATTCTATATACTATTATGTATAATAATATATCTGCAGAGAAATGTTTTTCTAATTCAAACGATTCTAACAAGTCATCGTGTGATTATACAAAAAAAATTAAACAAAAAACGATTTATAATAATATAGTAACGCAGCTTCAATCTCAAACCAACTTTATTAAAAGCAACGGTGTTAATTATAATCAGAATTTTGGGTTACATAATAATTGTTTGGCTTTTGCGAAAAGTTATGATTTACTTTTAGACGTGACCAAGGGCAAATATTATAGTCAATCCGTCGAAGACCCGGCTTGGACCAGTAATGAAGCCTGGAGCGCCGGGTTATATTCAGTTAATTATTCGGCGAATGGTGTGAACGCAGTAGTGGATACTTCCTATAATGCGGGTAATGCGAACCAAGACATCTTTCCTATGACGCAACCGGCCGAACTAGCGGATATTTCCTGGAATGGTTTGTATCCAGGCGTGAGAATTGACCCCAGTTATAATATTTTTTATAATGAATGCGAGAACCAAAATTATTGGCGGGATAAATTAGTGGATATGAGTTTCGATAACACGAATTATTATAAACAAAATAAACAGAAATCCGAACAATTATACGGGATGGCTTATCCTGCGAATGTTACCTTTAGTTGCGGGAATGAAATTATTAATAATTGTTGCACAGTGAATATAAGTATAACACTTCCAATAACGTTAAATACAATGTTTTTTGTTCAAGACATTAATAATGAAATATGGACCTTAGATATCAATGACTTAGTATTGAATAGTGGTGAATCTGGTATATATATATCTTGCGGATGTTTGCCGCCTTTAAATACCATTGCTGTATCTATATCGCAACAATCCACTAATAATAATTATATAGTTGTTGGAACAATTGGAAGTGAAATCCCTGGTTTATTTACGATATATCTCATAATCTCAATTACAGGCACAGGTTCAGGAATATTTGATACAATTAATCCAATTGTTGTTTCATATTAATAATAAAACAATTATTACATTAATGTAACCGTAAAAACGCAAGTATGTAAAAACGTAAGTATGTAAAAACGTAAGTATGTATATATGTAAAAACGCAAGTATGTTATTTTAGATATAATATTATATTCTTATTGTATATACTATTATGAAGGCTAATAAATGTTTTTCTAATTCAAATAAATGCGAATCTTCTAGTGATTATACAAAGATTAACAAACAAAAAACGATATTTAAAGATGTCGTAAATCAGGTTCAAACCAACTTTATTAAAAGCAATAATGTTAACTATAATGAGAATTTTGTGTTACATAATAATTGTTTGGCTTTTTCAAAAAGCTATGAATTACTTTTAGACGTCACCAAGGGCAGACATTATGCTGCTCCGGTCACAGACCCTGATTGGGTCAGTAATGAAGCCTGGAGTGCCGGGTTATATTCGGTGAATTATTCGGCGAATGGCGTAAATGTCGTAGTGGATACTTCGTATAATGCGGGTAATGCCAATCAAATCATCTTCCCGATGACGCAATCAGCCGACCTAGCCGATATTTCCTGGAATGGGTTCTATCCTGGCGTGAGGATTGATCCGAGTTATAATATTTTTTATAATAAATGTAAAAATCAAAATTATTGGCGGGATAAATTAGTGACTATGGATTTTATTACTACGAATTATTATGCTCAAAATAAACTTAAATCAGACAAATTATATGGGCTGGCTTATCCTGCGAATGTTACGTTTAGTTGCGAGAATATTAATGAGTGTGGAGTTGATATAGAAATATCATCGATTGCGACTACTGATGACGGTGGTATTAATTGGTATCTGAAAGATGATGTAACAATTGAATTATGTCAAATATTAACTATACTTGATGGACAAACATTAAATATTAATAATTTTACATTAACATTAATAGGAACAATTATCTGTTAAGTTTTAAGGTATATATATATATATATATATAATAATACATAAAATAATATATAAAATAATATATAAAAAATTGATTAAAGATGATATAAATATTATAGTTTATATTTATATAACCAATGAATCCTCAACAACAACTACGAAATAGTATGTTGAAAGTGTATTTAGACAATGTATTAAAACCAAAAAAAAATGAGTTACTAGAATTAGAAAGCAAATTTGGAACAATACCCGGAATAAAACCGATTACGCGGATAGATTACGAAAATGTAATAAAAAAATTAAAATCGTCTGGGTTTACCTTGGATTCAAATAATTATCTACTGCGTATTCAAAGCGAATATACCGATGTTAAAACGGGCCTCACGCGCACCTCTAATATCCGCGCCGAAATCACGAGTTTACAAGATGCCCGGACGTATTGTAAAACCAATAGCATTGACGAAATTAAATATGGGGTAGCATTTGTTCAAAAACAACCCTATAATAAATCGATTCCGCCTGTAAATTATGGAGATTTTAATTTTCGTATCACTTTAAGTAATGAAACGACCATTGACCGCGAATCTTCGCTTATAAAAGGCTTAACCGATAATTGGTCAAATAATAAGAAAATATTTCGTTATATGAACCGGTATTCCTTTAAACACCCGGATCTCCCCTTTATCGTTGATTTAAGTATCGTAAAGGAGTCGGACCGAAAAGGTGGGAAATTTCCGGTTCCCCAATACACGATTCAAGACTCGGGTGTGTTTTCCGGCAATGAGCGCTATGAAATTGAAATTGAATGCGTGAATTCGCTCGTTGGACCCGGCACGGCTTTTAATAGTGTAGATGAATTAAATGCCGCCATCAACCGGGCGATTAAAATAATTCTGTCCGGCCTACAGGAAACCAACTATCCCGTGTCTTATAAGGAACAAACCGATGTATTGAACGCCTACATGAAGTTGTTATGGGGGAAAGAACATAAAGAGTATTCCCGGGTTTATCCTAAAAATTTCGTCGGGCCTTCCTCCTACACGCTCCAGGTGGAAAATGCCGTCCTAGATCTGGACGGGCGATACAATGTGCCGAATATTCGGAATAATTACACGGTCACCGATAAAGCCGATGGTGATAGAAAGCTCGCCTACATATCCGAAACCGGCAAAATTTATTTAATAACCACCAATATGGTGGTCCAATTTACGGGCGGTATCACGAAAAACAGCGATTTCTTCAATTCGTTATTGGACGGTGAGCATATTATCCACGATAAACGGAAAAAGTTTATTAATTTGTATGCGGCCTTTGATTTATATTATCTAAAAGGCGAAGACATTCGGTCGTATAAATTTTCGCCGATAACTGCGGCAGAACAAACTGGCAAAGAGAAATTTCGGCTCGTCGAATTGAAAAATTTAATGACCAATCTGAAAATTGTTTCGATTGTGCCTGACGCGAAAATTGCGCCGATACGAATGGAACGTAAAATATTTTATGCGCAGAGCGAAGCGCAAACGATATTTGACGGGTGTAACACGCTCCTACAAAAAGTCAAGGATGGCTTGTTTGAATACGAAACCGATGGGTTGATTTTCACGCCGGCGAGTTTAGCCGTCAGTTCAAATAAAGTCGGCGAGACGGTTAGTCCGGTAAAAATTACTTGGAGTCATTCCTTTAAATGGAAGCCGGAGGAAGCGAATACGATTGATTTCTTGATCACTACTAAAAAAAATACCAGCAATAGCGACTATATCGGCACCACCTTTGCGTCAGGTTTAGACATGAGTTCGTCAAATCAACTGACGGAATATAAAACCTTGATATTGCGCGTGGGGTTTGAAGAAGGCAAAGAGGGATACGCTTATATTAATCCCTGCCAGGATATCATTGATGATAAACTTCCGGGTGGCACTGAGGCAGAGGAAGGAAAAGGCGGCTATATCCCGATGCAGTTCTATCCGACAAATCCGTCGGATCCATATGCGGGGTTAACCAATGTGCCTTTAAAAGAAACTGGCGCCATTGAAAAAATAATGCTGACGGAAGAAGGCGAAGTCATTGAAGATAACATGATTATCGAGTGTCGGTATGTGAAAGAAAATGAACAGTTTTGGCGGTGGGTGCCGTTGCGGGTGAGATATGATAAGACGGCCGATTATCGATCGAGTCCTAAAAGCACCAATTTCGGAAATGATTATAAAACCGCGAATAACAACTGGCGTTCGCTCCATAACCCCATCACCGAAAAAATGATACGCACCGGACAAGATATTCCGGTTGATACCGGCGACGATGATGTCTATTATAACCGGGTGTCGGGCTCCATTGGCGACAATACGAAAGCCTTACGCGATTTTCATAACTTGTTTGTAAAAAAATTACTCATTACATCTGTGGCGAAAAAAGGCGATACCTTGATTGATTTGGCGGCCGGAAAAGGCGGTGATTTGCCGAAATGGATCGGAGCGAATCTGAAATTCGTGTTTGGTGTCGATATATCTCGGGACAATATCCAAAATAGATTAAACGGGGCTTGCGCACGATATTTGGGTTATAGAAAAACGACAAAAATTATGCCGCGGGCTTTATTTGTTCACGGCAATTCCAGTATAAATCTAAGAAATGCGGCTGGGCTTTATTCCGACAAAGATAAACAAATAACCAAGGCGGTGTTTGGGCAAGGCGCTAAAGATGTGAAGGAATTAGGCAAGGGTGTATATAATCAATATGGGGTGGCGGCGGATGGTTTTAATGTATGCTCCATTCAGTTTGCGATACATTATATGTTTGAGAATAAAGAGTCGCTTCATAATTTCCTAAGAAATGTGAGTGAAACAACCGCGGTTGGGGGATATTTTATCGGGACCAGTTATGATGGGAATGAAATTTTCAAACTATTAAAGGATAAAGAAATAAATGAAAGTGTATCTATCTTTGATAACGAAAACAAATTATTAGAAATTACCAAACGCTATAATGAACTTGAATTTCCCGATGATAGCAGTTCGCTGGGTTATAAGATTGATGTATTTCAAGAGTCTATTAATAAAACCTTTGCGGAATATCTCGTTAATTTTAAATATCTTACGCGTATGTTGGAAAATTACGGATTTGTGCCTTTATCTAAAGATGACGCAGATCGCATACATATGCCGTCTAGTACGGGTTTATTCAGTGAATTGTTTAATAAAATGAAAGACGAAATTAAACGGAATCCGAAAAACGCCGGGTTATATAAGGATGCTATAAATATGACGGCTGGCGAGCGGAAGATATCCTTCCTAAATCGGTATTTTATATACAAAAAGGTTCGTAATGTTGATGCGGATAAATTGGCGACGAATTTAATCGGTCAATCGGTAAATGTTGAACTGGATGAAGCCGCCGCATTAAGATTACAAAAAGAAACGGTGTTAACTATTTTACCGACTGCTCTTGCTGATAGTATTGCTGCTGATGCTACTAGTGCCATTGCGCCTGCGATTTCAAGTAAAAAATCAGCAGTTAAACGACCCGTTAAACAAAAAGTAAAACTGGTGTTGACCCAAGAAGAACCAGAATTATAATATATATTCATCAAGACTTATCAATCACCACATCCTTTGCGATATTTTTTTTACAGATTTCTATCATTTGTTTTTGTAGGTCATTGTTACTTTTTACTAATTCCATAATCATGTTTTTAAAATCTTTATTATCAATTATTAATTCTTTATTTTTCATTAATTAATAATTGGATTACGTTATTACTTGCTCCGCTTATACTTGCATCGCTAATACTTGCTCCGCTAATACTTGCTCCGCTGATACTTGCTTCTAGCGTATTATTTTGTGAATTATTACATGTCTTTTTGTGTCTCCATAACCCAGAATAATAATTATATTTTTTTCCACATTCACATATGTATTCTTCAATTAACTCTTTTTTTATATCATTTTGACTATTTTTTATATGTTTTGGCGTATCTATGTGTTTTTTATAATTGCTTTGTTTGCTACATTTAAAGTCACAAATTTTACATATATATTTCTCTGTGTTTTCAGGCATTTTTATTATATCCAATATATCCATTATATCATATTATGATATAATAAAAATGCCTAAATACTTTTATTTTTATAATATTTAATTTTCTAAAAAAAGTTACAATCACAAATATTTTATGAAAAAATGAAAATGAGAGCATTATGGTCTAAATTCATTTTTTGGCTTTTTTTCATCCAAAAGAGTTTTGCAAAAGTCCATTTTGGACATTTTTAAAATGTCCATTTTCCGATTTTGCAAAACTCTTTTGAACTTTTTTTTTACGTTT